TCATGGTACTTGTACCGATTGTCTCTTTTCCTTTCGGATTCTTCTCTAATGTTTTCCAATTGTTCCTTTTCGTGAACCTCGTTATTTATAAAGTGATGTGCTGCTTGATCATCATTATCTGCTAGATAACTTTGCTCAAATGGATCACCTGCATTAGGGTCATTTCTATCATAGTCATAGTAGTAAGGGGAATGTTTTGTATCATCCCCTTCTACTTTTATCGCTGGATAATCTTCTTCAAAAGTTCCGTTCATTATAGAATCTACTAACCACCAAGCCATTATACCACCTCCTTGTCTGTTGGCAACTCGAAGTCTGCATCAACCTTATCATATAGTTCTAAGAAGGACTGTTTGGTCTCTTCATCAAAACGATTCACACATACTTTAATTGCCTTTGCTTTATCCTTAAAGATAGAGTAAGCACGTAAGATGTGAACCAAACGACGAGTGCTAATGATCTCTTCGATACCACCATCATAAAATGTTTTGCGGATAATATCACCCCAATCTACAAGTCTCTTACAGAACTCTATATCCTTAACATTTAAACTGTCAGCAACATTCTTAAGAATCTTATTCTCTATAGAAGGTGCTGGATAATCTTGCTCAAATGTTACAGGGAATCTCTCAAGGAATGCTTCATTAAGAACATTAGTACCAATGAACCTACCGTCGTCGGATCCTTTACCTTTAGTATTTGCAGTAGCAATTACATTGAATCCAGCAGTAGGATTTACCCACCTACCAATCTTCTTCAGAAACACACCCCTCCCCTCAAGGATGGATTGGAGACAGAGGATTTTGTTAGAAGCAAGGTCAATTTCATCGAGTAGCAAGATTGCTCCCCGCTCCAACGCTTCGATGACAGGTCCGTTATGCCAAACAGTTGACCCATCCACAAGGCGAAAGCCACCAATAAGATCGTCTTCATCAGTTTCAATAGTAATGTTTACACGAATAAGTTCTCTATTTGCTTGAGCACATGCTTGCTCTACAGAGAATGTCTTACCATTCCCAGAAAGACCAGTGATAAAAGAAGGATAGAATAACTTAGATTGAATGATCTTTTTAAGATCTGTAAAGGGACCAAACTTAACAAAGGTACCATCCTGACTTGGAACTAAATTCTGTTGCACTGTAGGAGTAACAGCAGGAGCATTGAATGATTTCTCTATATCCTCAACTACTTTCTGGGTAACCTCTAGGTTCCACTTACCACGACCAACTTTGAATTGGTCAATTTTCTTTGTGACGGTCTGATACGCAATATCATTCATTGCACAAAATGCTCTTACATCAGGTGCAGTGAACTCAACTCCATAGTTTGCCTTCAAACCCTCAATGATTTCTTCACGAGTCATTTTGATTTCGAACATAATGCGTTTCTTTTGATGTTCTTAGTATAAGGCATCAAAGGGGTATTTAAACCCTATGTCACTTAATGTTGATATTTCTTAACACTTGCTTCCCACTCCTTCATACTACTCTGGCAATTAGGTGGTTCAGGATCCTTATATCCCTTCATCTTCTTCCATTTGTTATGCAATGCACCCATCATCCAAGATTGTGAAAGACTCTTAGGTCCATTCTCAAGTAGATCTAACTCATACTTACTAGAAGTATAACCCTTATACTCTTCTCTCCAATTGGAATCATCATAAGACATTTTCAGAACCTCCTTGAAAATTTTCAGATCCACCGCCCTTCCAGGGACTGTGTTTTTGTGTAGCAATTCTATACATCTTTTCATGCATTGTCAACTCATCAGCAATTTCTTCTTCTGGACGTGGGTTTTCAAAATCTTTTGCATTGGGCCAATCATCATAAGGGTGGGGTGGAGGTGGGTCTCCCAATTCTGGGAGATAGTAATCGTCAAACCATTCATCGCGAGGAGGTTTCTCTGGTGCTGGATAGGTCATTTCATATAAGTAAACGGTTTCTTCTTAACTGTAGTATCTCCTTCTTTGTTTGCTCTACCTGGTCTCATCTTTCCTAAAGAAGCACTCTTATTCTTTGGACCATCACCTAAACCACCTTTTCTAGTTGCAGTCAAACCAGCAGTTCCTTTTTTCTTTTGAACTAATACTGAATCTTGACCATACTTCTTACCAAGTGATTTGATTGCTTTCTTAAACTTCCTCTTACCTTTTTTACCAGAAGACACAATATGACTTCTTTCTTTTACTTTAGTTTCTTTACCAGTCTTATCATCCTTTTCAGTATATCTTCCAGTTGCTTTAGTAGCACCAGGAAGACCCTTACCTTTAATATCCTTATCTAACTGCTTTGCTCTTGCCTTATTTTCTTTCTTCGATTTGTCAGCACGACTTCCTGAAAGGATTGCAGTACCACCCTTCTTCGATTTACTAACTACTCGACTTAGACTACTTTCATCTAAGAATTGTTTAAATGTCTTCATGCTACTAAAGAAATAAACTCTCCTAATACTTTTTTATTTAGTTTTTTAGTCTTGAGAGACTTAACAAATGCTCTTTTAATCTGTGCTTTTGTTGCGTCTTCCTTAACATCAAACTCAGTATCATCAGCAAGACTTTGAGCAGACATTGCAAAGTATGCATCATACCCAGAGTTCTTAATAGTAAAACTCTTATGCTTCTTCCAGTCATTACTGAGAGATTCATTACCACTAGGATAATAAAGTCTAATGAATCTACTTGCTTCTCTATTAGGTAGAACACGAATACCCACAAAATTAACTGTTGGGAATCTATCCTTAAGGTTAGTTAACAGAACCTCACTGAACTCATGGTAATCATATTTAAATCCATAAGTCCTACCAACTTTACGGTCACGCAAGAATGTTTGACCTGGACGAACATTACGACATCCCATAAAAGGTTCCTCACCATGATTCAACCAACTACGATCTATTTCTTTATGATAAGGAAGATAACTTGCTTCACCATCAGTTAAGATAATACACTGAACCTTTTCAACCTTATTCTCCTTTTGGAACTTAGGAAGAATCTGATGTAAAGAAACAAGTGCTTCATTTAAAGGAGTACCAGACAAACACATTTTATCCACATAACGATAGAACAATCCATCCCTATTACCAAAGCGTTCTGCAAGTCTCCAAATGTTTATCATCTGCTTCTCTAAGGTTTTAGCATTAACCTTACTTGTAAGAACATTCATCAAAGAGAATTCCTTCTCAATTGCAAATACACCTTCTACCTTTTCATAATGATCAGGTAAGTTTCTTGGTGCATCCATGGAACCTCTTCTGTTCCACTCACTTGTGAAAGCATATACATCAAAAGGAATATTAACTTTTCTACAGAACCAAATAAGATTAAAGAGTTGCTTACAAGTATCTGATAGAACATGCTGCATAGAACCAGACCAGTCCAAAATGAATACCAGTCCGTGATTCTTACCATCAGGTAATACAGTTATCTTCTTAAAGATATCCTCGTTATATCGGTAAGTATGAAGCTTCGTTGTATCGAGAACCCCAGTGCGACTAGTAGAAGCACGAGCATAACTCGAAGCTGCCTTACGACACTCAAACTCTTTGACCAAATAATTGACTTCTTTTTGTGCATCTCTTTTAAATTGTATGAAATCAGCATCTACTTTCTCAAAAATATTTTGAGGGATTCTATCACCAGGAATTATACCACGGTCCTTAAGTGCATTGTCATGTACAACTTGTTGAACTGCCCAATCCGAATCAATCTCTTCATGAACCTCACTATTCTTAATTATAATAGTATCCAAATTAACCTTTGGAATCTCAACATAGTTATTCTCCTTTCCTTGATCATTCACCAACTCTTTAATCCTTTCTGATAAAGAATCTGCTGTTCTAACTTCTGGCTCAGGAAGGTCTGGAAGGTCATCACAACTGTCACCACCACTCTCTTGCATTTGAGGGGTCTGTGGTGATTCTACTTCAGATTTTTCTTCTCCTTCTTTACCTTCATCTGTCTGACCTTCTGAATTTAATTCAACATCATCATTTCCTTTCTTTTGACCATCTAAACTAATCTTCTCCTCTTGCTCTTGTTGTTTCTTACAATATTCATAAAGAACAAGTGCTGCTTTCTTTGTATCGCTAAAGGTTTCACACCTTCCAATTAAATCGACAATCTCCTTTTCAGCATCTGAAAAAGATACATCAATGAACGAACCAATCTTGTAATATAAATTAACCCTATCAGCAAGATTAAAACTATTATGATCTTCACCATCTAACTCAAAGAAATCATTACCATGTAACTCATCATACCCTCTATAGAAGGTTTTAGCAATACCCATATACTTACGCTTCATCAACTTCTCAACTCTTACATCCTCAACCACATTCACAAACTGTTGGGGAACTCTTAGAGATAAAGTCCAGTCCTCATCAGGTGTGAAGAGTGCATGAGATACTTCGTGTCCAACCAACATATCATATACAATACCACTTGCTTTCTCCCAGAGTGGTAAGGTCAACACACGAGAATGGACATCAAACTGTGCTGTTGATACATGTCTGTGCTCTACTACAAGATCTTCAGTAGCAAGCAACTTCGCTAGTTGTGACTTGATTTCTTGCTGAACTGCCATCTGTGTTTCCGTTGTATGTACCTACAATACTAGAAGACCTCCGCTTCTGGGAGGTCATGTAACGCATCTTAACATTTTGTAACCTTTGCTTTGCTTGCCGCAATGCTTGGGGTTTTAAGGTCCGTTTAGGTTCCTTCTTACTGTGATGCTGCCAGTTTGGAATAGAGTTGCTCAATGTCCTTCCTATAAAGGGCCGTAATATTATTTACCAGTTTAGCACTCCTGTCAAGACCCTGTATCATAGTTGTCAGGTCTCCACATAAAGTTTTTAGGATTATGGATATTTGCTTTATACCACCCCTCATCTTCATACCTGATTTTTAATTGATTTCCTTCCTCTTTCTCTGCTAAATCCTCAAAATACTTTTTATCCTCATCTGTAAAAACATCATATTTTCTTGTAGATACATCATTACCCAGAACTGCTAAATCATCTTCACCACAAAACTCCATTAAGTCTCCAATATCCTCAAACAGAACATCTCCTTCCCATTCAACATCTCCTTCTTCATCACTGTAATATTCCTGCTCATACATTCTTTTAAATCTCTCCCAATGTATAAACTTATCTCTCTCCTCATCTGGAAGATTGAATAATATATCTTGCCCAATGATGACAATGATTTCTTTACCTTCAACCATTTTCATTATCCGTTTCATTACCCCAAGATTCAGACTCACCAGTTTCCATAGCACCACCAACGGTATATGAATTTGGGTCTGCAGTACCTACAGGATTTAATGTTGCAGGATTATCTCCTTGCTGTCTAGAACTACTAATCATTTACCGTATCTAAAATGTTTATTCTAGGAGACCATCCAGTACTTAACATAATGGATATGTCTGCTACATTATCCTCTGCCTCACCTGGAGTATCTGTTTTTAATGGAAGGTTAGGTTGACCAAATGCTTCTGCTAGTCTCTTTACTGGAATAGAAGAACCATATCCAACAGGAACAGGTCCATTTATTTCTGTCTTAGCAGCAAGATATCTGATTGCTCTACACACATCTTTAACATGAATCCAGTCTCTTCTATGGTTAGTTACATAAGGTGCGGTCTTATCTTTCAACATTCCATACATCATATTGTCCCTACTCTCAGGTCCATAAACTGTCGTGAAACGCATCCCTACGCTGTTAGGAGGTGCCATTTGTTCGTTAATCCATTTGGACATAGCATAAGGATTCTCCCAATAGGAATCCGCTACAGCACTGGATGAAGCATATAAAAGACGAGTATTAGTCTTAGCACACCAATCAAATATGGGTTTTGCCTTTTCTACATTATTAACATAGTATGCTTCTGGTTTCTCCATACTCTCACGTATGTCTGCCCATGCAGCAAGATGAATGACCAATTGATAATCATCTGGTTCAAAATCTACTATGTCATTAGGGTGGTCAATACCCTTCACTAGATACCCGTGGGTCCGTCTCCAATCAGCGAAAACATAGCGTCCAATAAAACCTCTATGTCCTGTGACTAATATCTTGTCGTTCATGTTACCACCCAATCAATAACTTTTCTGATTGATTCATTATACAACCATACCTCAGTTAGCATGTCTGCATTGATATCATGGGATTCCATTTGATGAATCAATGAATTCAAATCTTTGGGGAAACAAGTTCCACCAAATCCCCTATCATTATCTATACCAGGAACCTGAGTATGTGATTCACCTATCCGAGGGTCTGTGGTTATTCCC